CATAGCTAACCAAGACTTGGTGTCTTACTTCAAAGACCGAGACTTTGACGCAGAGACGTTACGCAAATTTCTAAAAGCTATAAGCACTGACAAGCTAGACTTCTTAGATATGGCTAATGAGGTAGCTACCAAGCAAAACGTAACAAAGTTTTTAGAGACTGGCGAAAAACAAATGTGGCCTTCTAACTGGACAGAATATCCTAACCCTGCCGGAAAGGTAGCCAAGAAAATGGAAGACCGCCGCAATAAGTTTTTACTTGAGCAGACTTCTGGAGCGTACTTTGTCGGCGCTGGACACATCGCAGAACTTAAAGCCCTAGCCCCAGAATTAAAAGTTATAGGCGGGGAAAAATCGTACGAGTGAACTTGACATCTGTGTAAAGTAGGAACAATATAATGGCTACACCCGAAGCGAAAATAAAGCTGAAGGTCGATAGGGCTTTGCAACAACTGAAGATTTGGTTCTTCAGTCCGCAAGCCGGTCCGTTTGGTAGGTCAGGTGTTCCAGATAGGATCATCTGCGCGAACGGTCATATGGTTGGTATAGAATGTAAAGCGGATAGGTCTAAGAAACCTACCCGCTTGCAGGTAGATTGTATGCGTAAGATCGAAGCGGCGGGCGGCAAATGCTTCCTTGTCTACGATGATGCTACGCTTGAAGAAGCAATAGAATATATTAAAGAGGCGATGAAATGCTTGTAGTCGAAAGAGCCAAGGCGCTTGCGCTAAAGCTGGACTACCCAGCGCGTGTGCTGGAGACGATACCTACTGCAAAGGCGCTGCGCCCCAACATCGTTGTGGCTCCGCACCGGCTGGATGAAGTGCGTGTGCTGCGTAACATGGGCATCGACGCCCCATCGCCTATACTGCACTACTACGACTGGCCCGGTAGGTTTAAGCCGTACGAACACCAGCGGGAGACTGCTGCGTTCCTTACGATTAACCAACGTGCGTTGGTGCTTAACGAGATTGGCTGCGTAGACGCTGATACGGAGTATCTTTCTCCTAACGGATGGCGGCGTATCGCTGACTATAACGGCGGCGCAGTAGCTCAGTACTGGCCTACCACTGGTAAGATAGACTTCGTTAGTGAACCGGAGTTTGTTAAGAAGCCATGCGATGAGATGATCCGCTTCAAGACAAGCAGAGGCATTGACCAGCTACTTAGTCCTGAGCATCGTGTCCTTTATGTTTCTAGCACTGGTCGTCGTATGGTGCGTCAGGCTCATGAGGTAATGGCTGCCCATGATAAGGCTACCCGTGGGTGGAAGGGACGTATAATCACTACGTTCGATACCGACGGCGGCGGTGGCATACCACTGTCTGATGAGGAACTGCGTCTACAGGTCGCCGTGCTTGCAGATGGACACTTCTCAGCTAATTCCTCTACGAACCGGTGTACAATCCGCGTTAAGAAAGAGCGTAAGAAGCTACGTCTACGTGAACTACTGAAGGCTGCGAATGTTCAGTGGGTTGAGCGTGACCCTGAGTATGACTCTGCGCTTGGCTTCACAATCTTTAAGTTCAACGCACCGAAGCGCATCAAGACCTATGCCGATTGGGCGATGGCTGCAACGCGCCACCAGTTGCGTGTCATCGTTGATGAAGTGTCGCATTGGGATGGAACGACGCGCAAGCGCGGGGGCGTAGAATTTTTCTCCAGAGATAAAGAGTCTGCTGACTTTATTCAGTACGCCTTCTCTGCCACCGGGCATACAGCCTCGCTTTCTACGTATGAGAGAGACAATGGAACAGACTACGTGGTTTATGCACGTAATAAAGCAGCGTTGCTATACGTAACCGGCTGGTCTGCGGAGGGTAAATCGAATACGATTTATGCAGAACCATCTACTGATGGGTATAAGTATTGCTTTATGGTGCCAAGCACCTTCCTTATCCTGCGCCGTAATGGGTGCGTGTTTGCCACAGGCAATACAGGCAAGACCCAGAGTGCGCTATGGGCTGCCGACTATCTGCTTAAGACCAAGCAGGTTAAGAAGATTCTGATTATCTCTCCGCTCTCTACACTAGAGCGCGTGTGGGGTGACGCTATCTTCTTCGGCTTCCCGCATCGTAAAGCTGTTGTGCTGCATGGCACAGCCGACCGTAGACGCAAGCTACTCAAGACTGACTGTAATTTCTATATCATTAACCATGATGGCTTTCCGATCATATCGGAAATCACGGACGGCATGTTCGATCTTATCATCGTGGACGAAGCTGCGGTGTTACGTAACCATAGCACGATGCGTTACCGCGTAATGCGTAAGTACATGGACCGCAATCCAGACACGCGTTTGTGGTTGATGACCGGCACACCGACGCCTAACGATCCGACTGACGCATGGACATTATCCAGACTAGTTAATAGCCCGTTCGTACCATCCAGCTTCACTGCGTTCAGAGACCAAGTGATGATGAAAGTTGGTATGTATAAATGGGCGCCGCGTCCAAACAGTATGGACCTTGTAAAGAACGTATTGCAGCCAGCGGTGCGCTATACCAGAGACGAGTGCTTCGATCTGCCAGACACCGTAATACAGACGCGTAAGGTTGAGTTGACAGCGGAGCAGAAGAAACATTATCAGTCGATGATTCGCCATCTGGTTACGGAAGCTGGCACTGAGGCTGGCACCATCACGGCTGTTAACGAAGCAGTCAAGATGCAGAAACTCGTACAGATAGCTTGTGGCGTAGCGTACGACGATGACAAAACCAACGTCGAGATAGATTGCGCGCCGCGAATTAATCTAGTCAAGGAACTGATAGAGGAGGCTGGAGAGAAGGTCATTGTGTTTGTCCCACTGACAGGCACGTTGCATATGTTAGAGCGTGAGTTGTCTAAGCACTGGACTGTCGGCGTCGTTAATGGCTCTGTCAGTTCATCGAAGCGTAATACTATATTCCACAACTTCCAGAACGAACGTGATCCCCATGTGCTTATCGCGCATCCTGCCACAATGGCTCATGGGTTAACACTGACATCTGCGAGTACTGTGATCTGGTATGGCCCAGTGACCAGCAACGAACAGTATGTTCAGGCAAACGGTCGCATCGAACGTATTGGCAAACGGCATGTGTCGAATGTCATCCACATAGAAGCGACTGAGTTAGAGCATAAGATGTACAGCAGGCTTATGAATAAGCAGAAGCTACAAGGTCTGCTGCTGGATTTAATACAACAAGAAACACGATAAGAGGTAAGGCAATGGATGTAACAGTTGAACAGGTCGTCGCGGCCTATATGAAACTGCGCGATAAGAAGAAAGCTATCGAAGCCGAGGCTGATAGCAAAGTGCAAGAAATTGTGCAGAAGATGGAGAAGTTCGAGGCTTGGATCAGAGAGAAAGCCACCGAGCAAGGGGTTACATCTTTCAAGACCAATGCCGGTACTGCGTTCCTCACTACGGTAGACTTTGCTAACGTCGCTGATTGGGATGCAGTTCTGACATTCATCAAAACAAACGAAGCGTACGATATGCTTGAGCGCCGCATCAGCAAGACCGCAGTGCGTAGCTATATCGAAGCGCATAAGGAAGTACCCGCTGGTGTTAACTACGGCACCAAGCTGAGCGTCAATGTTCGTAAGCCAGCGGCGAAAGGAGAGTGAGGTGATGAGTAAGAAAAAGAATTGGAAGTCACCACAGATTCAACCGTATCCAAGTACAAACTCTATAACACCCGACGATAGCATGAACCCGTATTACACTTCGCGGGCAGTGTTCATGGTTTACGAAATCCAGAATGGCTACTTGCTTAGACCCGATACTAGAGACGAGGCTTCCAGCAAGCTGATCTACTGCAAGAGCATACCGGAATTGACAGAACAAATTCTGTCAGCACAGGCGCAGATGCGTCTTAACTTTAAGTAAGAGGACAACATGAGCAATCTTATTCCGACTAATCTTCAGGTTCCGGCTCACATCGCTAAGCGTATGGGTCAGCCTTCGGCTCTGGCTACCGCCATTATGAGTGGTCTTGGTGGTAGTGAATCGTTCCCGCGCATCTCGATTAAGGGCAGCCGCTTCCGTATCAAGGACGGTGACGCTGAGACTGTACTGGAAACCACAGCACTGGACGTTATCACTGTTGGTGCTAACCCGCATCCGTCGAAGACGTACTATGCTTCCGACTGGGACCCCAACGCTGACGCGTCTGCGCCTGACTGCTACTCGCTCAACGGTGTTCGTCCGAACCCCGACGTTAAGGAACCGCAGAATGACATCTGCGCTACGTGTGAGTGGAACAAGTTTGGTTCTGCCAAGAACGGCAATGGTAAGCGTTGCTCTGATAAGAAGCGTCTTGCTGTCGTCGCTGCCGACGATCCGACCGGCCCGGTCTATCTTCTTGAGGTAACTGCGACGGCTATGAAAAGCCTAAACGTGTATCAGAAAGAACTGATTATGCGTGGCATGGGACCGGAAGTTGTTCGTACTCGTGTGTCATTCGATACGAACGCCACGTATCCCAAGTTGCAGTTTGGCTTTGGCGGATTCTTAGATGAAGAAACTATTGATGCAGTTGCGCCGCTGTTCAACTCCGACAAAGTTAAGGAAATCACAGGTGAGACTGCTCCTGCAACGGTCGCAGCTATTCCCGCACCCGCAGAGGCTCCGAAGCCCGTGCTTGTCAAAGCAGCTAAGCCCGAACCTGTGCAGGTTGAGGAAGACGAAGCAGAAGAAGCACCTAAACCTATCCGTGGTTTCGGCGCTGCAAAGGCGAAGCCCGTTGCGCAAGAGCCTGCTAAACCCAAAGCAGCGCCTAAAGTCGCGCCTGCTAAAGCAGAGAGCGTTAACGATATAGCTGACGAAATCGCTGGTCTGCTGGGAGAGATGGACGCTGACGATGCTTAACCAAATTGACTTTGTTAAAGTCGAGACACTGCGTAAACATTTAATGTTAACGCAGAGCGATATGGCGCAGGTGTTTGGTGTATCTAGGATCACGTATCTTAGTTGGATAAAAGGTACACCACTGCGTCGGAAGAACTTGGCTAATGCAAAGCGTATCGTGCGGCGTATTCTTGGTCTTATTAAAGAGCATGACTGGCCGACGATAGAGGTGCGCAATTTAGAACATCAAGCTAGGCTTGAAAGACTGCTTGCAGCCCTCCGGTATAGCACGTAAACTCAAACATTCGGGGAGGTATTACCTCCCCGTTTCCATCATGCCGTGGGTAATACTATGAATACGTTGGAATTTCTTCAGCGCGTACTTCCGTCTGATGGATACTACGTTGCTGTTGCCATTAAGAATAAAAAAGTTTTGATGCAGCGTTTTGTGGACAACATAGCATCTCTAGAGACGCTAGTAGACGGTATCAGCAATGGTGGTGGCAATGCGTACTTCGCAGTTGCATCATTCAAGACGAGTACTGACGGAAGAAAACAAGATAATGTGCATAGCTTAAAGGCTTTGTATCTAGATATTGATTGCGGTGAAGACAAACCATACCTCACGCAACGCGATGGGCTTAAAGCCCTATCCAAATTTATTAAAGAGACTCAGCTTCCTATGCCTATGATTATATCATCGGGCAACGGACTACATACCTACTGGATTCTAGATCGAGAGTTGTCGCGCAGTGAGTGGCAACCACTCGCTGACGCTCTGAAGAGCGCAACGCAACAGCTTAAGTTCGAGGTTGATCCCGTGGTGCCAGCCGATAGCGCCCGCATACTGCGGCCAGTCGGGACTGTAAACACTAAGGGCGGTGAGCTTGTAACGAGTTTGTTAGCTAAAGCGGACACACACAACGTAGAAGATATTTATAGGATACTGTCGCCTTATCTTGTTAACCAATTAAGCACATCACCACCGAGCGCGCAGTTCACTCCGCTGATTGATCTCAGCACCAAGACAGAGTTCCCCCCGACCAACGCCGCAGCGATGGTGGATAAGTGCCAGCAGATTCGGTGGGGCGTCGAGAACCAGAAGAAAGTCCAAGAGCCGTTCTGGTACGCCATGATGGGCATCGCCGCCCACTGCGAAGACCCTGAAGCCACGGCGGTTGCGTGGAGCAAAGACCACCCGGAGTACAGCTACGACAGGACTATAGCCAAGCTAGAGCATTGGAAGTCGTCCGCATCTGGACCGACAACCTGTAATAAGTTTAGAGACCTGCGCTCAAGCGGGTGCGACAAATGTAAATTCAAAGGGGAGATAGCGACCCCTTGCCTGATCGGGCTTAGCCACAAGGCTGTGGATGTTGACGCCTCTGCACCGGATGAAGTGGCCCGCACTACGCCGTTACCAAAGGCGTATAAGCGCGCTGCTGACGGCGGCATTAAGCAGACCATCGACAGCACAGACGTAGATATATGCCCGTTCGATTTATACCCCGTCGGGTATGGACGCGACGAGGCTCTGGGCTATGAGACTGTGCGGTACAAATGGAAAAGACCCCACGCTGGCTGGCAACCATTGGTATTCAGGCAAGCGTACCTAGCTGATGGGAACCGGGAATTTTCATCAGCCATCGCAGACCAAGGTATTGTGCTACTCCACAAACACCAGACGGAAAAATTCCAGATGCTCCTTCGCACCTACATGGACGAACTCCGTAAGATGAAGGCCATGACCAACATCCACACTTCTATGGGGTGGAAGGAGAATAGGTCGCAGTTCCTGATTGGCGACACGCTGTTCAGACGACACGACGATGGCTCCGTATCGGAAGAACTTGTCTCAGTCTCGCAGACGACGAACCGTGCCGCGCCGAGTATGTATGGCGTATCCGGTACGCTGGAGGAAGCCACTGACTTCACCAACATTATTGATAAGGGCAGGCTACCCATTCAGGGGTGGACTATGATGGTCGGGCTGGCGTCCCCGATGTTCGAGTTCACAGGCATCAAGGGTCTAACGATTAACCTGTACGGCCCGTCAGGATCAGGCAAGTCATTGGCTCAGCACATGCTTCAGTCGCTATGGGGAAACCCAGACTTGCTGCACTACGCATCTAAGTTCACGCACAATGCCCTCTATGCCCGCATGGGTCTGTGCAATAACCTGCCTATGACCATCGACGAAGCCACCACGATGGCGGCGAAAGACATCGGTGAGTTCCTGTACGATGTGTCACAGGGTAGGGAGAAGGCCCGACTGACTAGGGCTGCGGAGGAACGCAACGCCCGTACGTGGCGGCTGCCCTGTATAACGTCTGCCAATAAGTCTCTGAATGCTGCGCTCATATCGACCGGCTTGGAGACAGACGCCCAGATGATGCGCCTCTTTGAGATTACAGTCTCGCCGCATCCGTTGTTCGTGAAGTCTACAGAAGCAGGACAACGTATTTATAGTTTCGTGTCAGTCCAATATGGGACTATTGGCCGCGCGTTTATCCGCAAGCTGCTTGAAATTGGCGCTGAAGACCTAGCCGTTATTATCGACAACCACAAAGCCGAGTTCACCAAGCAGTACAACTGCAAGTTCGAAGGCACCGAACGGTTCTGGGAGCAGAGCGTTATCCTCGCTGACCTAGCTGGTAAACTCGCCTGCGAGTGGGGTCTGTTTAAGTTCGACTATACCAAATGCACCACGGCTATCCTGTCTCAGATGGGTGCGATCCGTAAGAACGTCCAAGAGAACGCCTCTGACTCCTTCGATCTAATCAATGAGTACCTTAACGAGTTTGCTGGGGCGTCGATCACCGCTTCGCATACTGGTGCAGACAAAGTGTACGTTGACACCACTCGGCTACCACGCGGGGATGTGCGTATTAGATTTAACCTTTACCGTCCGACGCACTCCGACCCCTATGATCGTGGCGTTGTGCTGCTAGACAAAGCGCACTTCAAGCGGTGGCTCTCTAACAACGGAGCCGATATTCGTACGGTAATGAAAGAGGTCATCGCAGCGAACGCAGACGCTACACCCCAGATCGGCAAGGCGTATCTCGCCAAGGACTCGTCGATCAAGCTGGGTCAGACCTATGTGATTGGCATCAGCCTGCAGCACCCGCGCCTTGTCGGCATACTCACCGACAAGGACGACAACGCGATCAATAATGAACTAGCTGGACTGGCAGTTCTTAGGGGTGGGAAGGCAGATTAATCTGCCGCCCCTTCTGCGGATAGCGCCTTGAACTGTTCTGCGAACCTGCGCTCACGCGCGACCTGTTGTTTCGGCGCGCTCTTCAGATTCACCAACGCCGAGGGTTTGAGGCCGACGCGCTTCTTGGCGGCTTGAAGAGCCAGCCATTCAGACTTGGCGGCTTCGACACCAGAACTATCTCCAGCGCGTTGAGCCGTTACGAAGTCGCGGCGAATCTCAGTTGTGCGTTCAGTGAAGTACTTGTCGTACTCATACATCTCTTGGCGTTTGCGCCGGACGTTAGCCATGCTGGTGGACGTAAAGCCAAGTCCCTGCAACGTGCTGTCAAGAAGCGAGAACTCCTCTGGTGAGACGACCAGATCACCATTACGGCGCGTGACGCCCTTATCAAATGTCTCGCGGTACGCCCGCATCGCGCTCTTGATTCCGTTGGGCATCATAAACTCAACGCCCTTCCAGTAATCTCCTTGCGCCATCATGCCCATGCCGTCTGCGAAATTGGCGGCGGTACCCATGAGCGGACCACCAATGCCAAGAAGTGTACGACCCAGACCTTCACGCGAGGTAAGATCAATGTCAGTGTAGGGCAGCGGAGAGAAGACGTTACCCAGACCAAGTTGGCCAGACACATCGACGCCAAGACCAGCCGGGACACCTTTGAGGATTGTGTCAGCTAACCAGCCGTCTCCGATGATCTGGCGAAGGAAGCGTTCCTCGTTCACTGGTTCGTCTGGTGGTCCGAAGATAGCCGCGAGAATGTAGGACATAAGCGTAGCCGCTGGCAGACCAAGCGCACCAGTGAACACAGCCGTCTGACCAAGCACATTACGCATAACTGCACGGGCAATTCGGCGTTCGTCGGGAGTCGCACCAGCAAACATATTGTAGCCGTTGCGAATCAGCAGCGCAGCCTGCATGACTTGGTATTTGCGGAACTGAGTAACCACTTTGCTGAAGGCGAACGCATTGAAGTAGCGCGGCGCGTTCAGACTAGAGTAGTCGCCCTGCGTCTGGCTAAGGACTTCAGCCGCGTAGTTCAGCGCCTGTTGGTTAGATAGTTTCCCATCAGATTTAGCAAGACGATACGCAGCCATACCAGCCGTAACACGGTTGGCGACTTCGACCTGACGCGTCAAGGCCGTCAGTTTGTGCATAACATCTTGGATAGTCTTTTGCGGACCACTGGATTTGAAAGTCTCCCAGTACCCAAGGTCATAGCCCATACCGATATCGAGCAAGCCGTTGTCACGCAGCGTCGTCAGAACATCTTGCTCTTCCTTGGAGTATGCCGAGCCATCCAGCTTGCGCATTCTGGCTATGTCGAACTCGCCGCGCATGAACTTGTTGAAGTCGCCTTTGTTCTTGAACAGGCTCGTACCAAGTTCTTTATACGTACGGTTAATCTCGTCGGACGTACGCCCATAGCCATAGCGCGCTGACATATACGGAAGGCTCAGCATGTAAGTCTGAGTCGCGTTCTGCAGGTAGTAACGTGGCAGCGTGAGCAGCGTCCACATGGAGTTGAACGCCATCAACTTGTCCTGCAACGGCGTCGGCGTATAGGTCAGTCCTTGGACATGGCGTCTTAGCACTTCATTCAGCGCCCGCATACGATCCGCTTTGGTGCCTTTAATCCCAGCAGCCGCAGCTTCTTCGTCGGACATACGAGCCTGACGGCTCATCTCTTCCAGCGTGTTAGCCACATCGCTGTCGTTGGTCATCGACGCAATGAAGTGCGCATCAGCCGTACCCTTGGTGGCGAATGCTCGCAGCATATCGTCGTAACCCGCAACGCCAGTGCGCGCGAGTTGATGGCGGCGGGCGCTGTTCTCAGCAAGCGTACCGATATACAGGTCGGTAATAAGCTGGTTGATACGCTCAATTTCTTGAGGCTGGAGGTCAGCAGCAAGGTCTTTCTCCACCAGCGTCTTAATACGCTGGAGGTTCAGCCATGCAGGGACATCAACTTTGCCCGGAGAAAGCTGACGCTCAAACGCTTCAGTAAACATATTAGGGAACTGCGCTTTCAGTTCCTCTTGCTTCTGCATCGCAGCGCCGAGTGACTCAGAGAAGATCACGATGTAACTATCAGGATCAGCGCGCAGCGTTTCGAGTTCTTCCTTCTCTTCAGGCGTACGATCCATCGCTGGGATATTTTCCAGTTCGCGGAACCGTGCAGACTTACCAACGGTGACGAACTGTCCGAAGCGGGACAGTGGTGCATACGGACCTTCGCGCTCCTTGAAGATGGTACTCATAAGCTGCAATCTACGTGCAACATCTTCTTGGCGCTGCTGCTTAACGTCTGCCGGAAGCGAAGCGTACTCAGGTCCCGTAAGCTCGCCCCTAATCTTATCCACAATAGCTTGACGCATACGCTTCGAGGTCTTGAAGCCATGCTCGAATATCTGATCCGCCACACGCTGAGCATTTTCAGGCAGCGCTTCGTACTGCTCTTTGGCAGTCGGGTCTATTACAACTTGTTTACCAATCCATGTAGGCTGGTATCCCCATGCTTGGTCAATAGTGCTGCTGGCTAGAAACTTATTCAGAGCCTCGCGTGCGTCACCAAGATCACCAGTCTGGAGCATGATCTGATCGACTTCCTGACGCAGCTTATTCGTCAGGGTCATACGATTAATCATAAAGTCAAAGTAGTTCTTCACCGCTGGCAGCATAGGGCTGATCCAGTCCACAAGGTCACGACCAAAGGACATGCCGTATGAGAATTTCAGTGCGCCATCACGGATGTTTCTAGCGATTGAGAGTGCAGCCGACTGCATCGGAGCCGGAACTGCACTA